AAAACCCCTACAAACCCAAGAGGAACAAACGGAGGTAAACACCATGATGAATTTCCAAAAAGAACAGTGGTGCAAGGATGCCACCAACGAAGAGCTGCTCAACCAGTTTGAAAAGATCGCATTCATTTGCGGAAGCAGATGCGGTGAACCTTACACCGCAGAGGATGAAGAAGCAAACAACGATCTGAAAATCATCAGAGCTGAAATGCTCAGAAGAATGAACAAGGAGGGCTGAACAATGAAGATCGAATTTACTGATATCGAATATCGCTTTGAACACGGACACGCACCGAAAGGGCGTGGCTGCTGGATGTTCTCGTTCGAGGGATATGAATACACGGCAAGATGCTGCCAGACGCTGACCGAAGCGAAGAAGGAAGTCAAGGAGTACATCAAGAAGATCGCGCCGAAAGACTACATCGGCACTGTGTACGTGAACATTGCACCGTGAATGAAGGAGGGCTGAACATGAAACAGGCAATCAGAGAGTACAACAAGAAGTGCTGCGGAGCATGGCGCATTCAGGAAATCAGCGCAGGCTTTGTGGAGCTGGAAAACAATGAAACCGGCGAGCACATGACATACGAGCTGACCGGCTGGACATCCAAAGACAACGCATACATTGATGATCTGTGCGGATACAAGGAGGGCTGAACATGAAACACTACTATCTCGAAGAAACAATCTCGCAGCTCATGGATGAGAGCTGCGAGACACGGGAAGAAGCAATCGAAGCTGTTGAACAGTATTTCAATTCCATTCCGAAAGAAGTGGTTCTCGAACTTCTGATTCGTGGTCAGGTTCACGCGAGAGAGGACGAGAGAACGAACGGACAGTATGATTTCTGATTAAGGAGGGCTGAAACATGGCAAACAAGGCGAACGGCATCACATACCATCTGCGTGATGATTGCGACACGCTGCTGTGCAAGCTGGATAATGCGGCGTTCGAGAGCTTCATGGAAGGTGAATACGAGAAGTCTGAGAAGCTGGAAGAAGCACGCGACCGGCTGGAAGTTGCAATCAACCGCAGAGATCGCGAAGCGATGCAGGCTATTCTGGACGAGTATCACGGAATGTTCAAGCGGTATAGCTGATAGGGTAACGCGCAGGGTAATACAGCAGAATTTTCCGAAACGTGGTGATATTCTTATACCGAGAAGGATATAAAACAAACCGCCTGATTATTAAGCAATCAGGCGGTTTTTGGCGGAGAAAGAGGGATTTGAACCCTCGCGACCCTTTCGAGCCCTACTCCCTTAGCAGGGCAATAATTCCTGCTGGATATCCACGTAAATACGTTATCTGGATCACAAAACAGGGTAATAATGGGGAAATAGCTTTTTTCACCGCATCCGGTCAATCTCGGCTATTCTGTCCGCAAGCGATAGATGGGTATAGTTCAAGGTCGTTTCATAGTCCTCATGTCCTGCCAGCTCTTGCAGCATAGCCGGTGATACATTGAGAGCTGTCAGCCGTGTTATGTAGGTATGGCGGCAGCAGTATGGTGATAACTCTGCACGTAGCCCACAGGACGCTCTGAATGCGTTCCAAACGTCATAGAACGAGTGCTTTGTATAGTTTGATAGCTTTGTACCTTCGGCGGCTCTGACGAGCTGCAAAACGGTCTCACGGATGCGTTTGTGAATGATGATCTTTCGAGCCTTTGATTTCTTAGTCTTTACACCGCCGGTCATATATCGTTCTTCCAGATGGATGTTTTCGAGCTTCATGCCGAGAAGCTCTGCAGGGCGCATTCCTGTGTAGATCATCACAAGGATATGCTGCACGATATATTGATCTGAGTGCGACCACAAGAGGTCAATTTCGTCCTCTGTGAAAGTCGTGCGCTCTGCTGTCTCGTGGTCTGGAAGTGAGATATATTCGGCACGGTTTTTGTCCGTGAGGTCATCCCGTATCGCTATCTTGTATAGATGGCTCAGAAGGTTCTTTATATCTCTCGCCGTGTAATAGCTGGAAGCGGCTGCATCTGTTATCTGCTGTAGCTCTGGGACTGTTAGCGATTCTATTTTTCTGTGTGCTATGATCCCATATATCTTTTTCCATGCTATCTCATAGGCTTGCAGCTTGCTATGCGATAGTGCTTTCTCAGCATCCGCATGGTACATGGTGTATAGCTCTGCAACGGTGGCGGCTGTCTTTGGTGTTGCCTGCTGCCGCAGTATTTCTATATAGGCGAGCGCATCTTTCTTCCGTTCAAATCCGTATTTCCTTCTACGGATTCGTTTCTGTTTTCCAGTCTGGTCGATGACGTAGCCCAGCGTGACTTCTGCGGTCCATTTGTCACCGGTCTTATAGACAGAGCCTTGACCGTTTCCCCTCTGCTTGACGGGCTTGCAAACGGTCTGAGACGTTCCACAATGATTGCAGAATGCTGAACCGTCCGGAATCTCTTTTTGACACTTTCGGCATATCATAGGTATCACCACCCTTTCAATTTTCTGGTCTGGAAGTCATACGGAAAAAGTCTTGCTGTTTTCCGATATGTATGGTATGATATAGCGCATAGGAGGTACGAAGGATATGGACCGACAAGAAGTAAACCGCCGTATTATTGGTCATTTGGAACGTCTGGGGCTGATTCCGCTTGCATACCATCCAGAAATGCAAGAAGCAATTCCGCCTGATGATCTGAGAGAGATCCAACACGATTCACGAGAGCATCCCGAATAGCATTCGGGGTGCTTTCTTTTTGCTCTGGTTCTCTGCCGAGTAGGTAGTCAACAGACACATCGAGAAAATCTGCTATTTTAATGAGAATTTCGCCGTTCGGGATTGCTCCGTTTTTCCATTTTGTAACGCTTGCGCTTGATATCCCAATACTTTTTGCCATAGGGTTTGGCTTTATTCCTGCGTTTTCACAGGCTTTGTACAGATTATCCCAAAACATAATAACACCACCTTTCTACATATATGCACAATGCCGAATCTTACAAAAGTAAGAATTTTCTATTGACAATCTCACCTAGGTGTGATAAAATATAACTAGGTTATAAAGACGCAGGGCAAAAAAGCCCGAAAACATTCGTTTCCGTGCTTTATGTGCTATCGTAATAGTTCGTCACTCTTATTATAGCACATTATAGCGATGTTGTCAATATGCCTGATATCTTTTTTCAGAAAGGGGGTGATACGATGTCATTCAATAATACGCTTGTTTTCCTGCGCAATAAGCACGGACTGACGCAGGAGCAGTTAGCAAATGCGGTGGGTGTTTCTCAGGCTGTCATTTCGATGTACGAGAGCGGCATCAAAGTTCCTTCTATCTTTGTTTCCGTAAAACTTGCAAAGACATTCGGGATCACGGTTGAGGAGCTCGCCGAAGGCAATCTGAATGCTTGAAAAGGTGGTGATATTATGTCACTGGATGATCTGGAACGAATCGACCGAGAATTTCTGATCCCGTCAGAGGTCGCGCCGATTCTCGGATGTAGTGCGTTCAATATCAATCTGCAAGCGAAGTATGATCGGGAACACGGTGTCAGTTCATTCCCGTTTCCGGTCATCCTGATCGGGTCGCGTGTGAAGATACCGCGAAGGGCTTTTGTGGAGGTCATGAAGCATGGTACGAATGCTTACACTCAGCAGCCGTGAAGAATGGCTCGAAAAGCGTCAGAGCTATATCGGCGGCAGTGAAGCTGCTTGCATCGTTGGTCTGAATCCGTACTCGAACAATGTGGAGCTGTGGGAAAGAAAGACCGGCAGAATCAAGCCGGATGATATCTCAGACAATCCGTATGTGAGGTATGGCACCGAAGCAGAAAGATATCTGCGGGAGCTGTTTGCGCTGGATTTTCCGCGATTCAAAGTAGAATATATCGGGAACAATATGTGGATCAACAGCGACTATCCTTTCGCTCATGCATCTTTGGACGGTTGGCTGACTGATGAACACGGGCGCAAGGGTATTCTGGAGATAAAGACCACGAACATCCAAAATTCTTCAGCTCTGCTGAAATGGAAAGACAAAATTCCGGACAACTACTTCTGTCAGGTATGTCATTACCTTGCTGTCACCGGCTTTGATTTCGTGGTGCTGAAAGCGCAGCTCAAATGGGATCATGGCGCAGATGATCTATTTTGTCAGACACGGCACTACTTCATAGAACGTGAAGAAGTGGAGGACGATATAAAAATGCTGATGTCTGCGGAGCTGAAATTCTCCGACTACATCAAGGCGGATATTCGACCGCCGCTTGTGCTGCCGATGATCTGAAACGAATGGAGGTGTAAAAAATGGGGCTCGATATGTATCTGTACAAAAGACCAAAGGGCATGGAAGGTCTGCCGGAAAATGAAACAAACGAACCGCTGTATCGGCGAAAAGCAAATCAGATTCGCCAGTGGTTTGTAGACCATACAGGATATGACAAAGATGCTGATACGGTCATTCATCCTGTAACGAAGGACCAGCTCGAAGATTTGGTGAAGGACTGCACAACGGTTCTGTTTCACCCTGAGATGGCAGAAAAGGTGCTGCCGTCAAGCGATGGGTTTTACTTTGGCGATACCGAGTACAACTCCGGATATTTTGCCGTGTTGCGTCAAACTGTATGCGGCATTATGGAGATGCTCGTCAGTATCGACTGGAATGCGGAAGAAGTTGTCTATTACGAATGGTGGTAAAGGAGAGATATAATCAAAATGGAATTGCAAGTCAATGCAATCCAGATTCCGGAGAGTATCACGTTCAACTATGAGGAGATCCGGAACGAACTGGAAAGCACAATGAAGCGGTACGAGACTATGGTCTATACTGCTGAACAGATGAAGGAAGCGAAGGCAGACAGGGCATCTCTCAACCGGCTGAAAAAAGCCTTGAACGATGAACGCATCCGGCTTGAGCGGGTGTATATGAAGCCGTTTTCGGATTTCAAGTTGAAGATCACAGAGCTTGTCGCTCTGATCGAAAAGCCTTGCGGATTGATCGACAAGCAGGTCAAGGAGTATGAGGAACAGCAGAAGGAAAAGAAACGGGAAGCGGTCGAAGCTGCTTTCTCTGCTGCTGGGTTTCCTGACTGGCTCAACATTGACCAGATTTTCAATCAGTCGTGGCTGAATGCTTCATGCACCATGAAAACAGTCGAATCTGATCTGGCTGCAATGCGTGAGATGATCGAGAAAGAGCTTGCAGCGTTGTCAGAAATGCCGTCATTTGCGTTTGAAGCGATCGAGGTATATAAACAGACCTTGAACATGACAGCGGCTATAAACGAAGGCAAACGGCTGTTAGATATCCAGCGAAGGAAAGAGGAAGCAGAAAGACTGGCGAAGGAATCCGCAAAGGCTGCTGCTGCTGATCTGGAAGAAACAGCCGAAGAAATCTCTGGCGTTCATCCGGTGGATGATCTGGAAGAAGCAAAGCCGGATGCTCAGTGGATTGGTTTCAAGGCTCTGTTGACCATTGAGCAGGCAAAAGCATTGCGCAAGTTCTTCGATGATAACAAGATTCAGTTTCAGGCAATTATGTGATATGGAGGTATAATTCAAATGGCAGTTCAGAACAGTATTGTGAAAAAGCCTGACTCGGCAGGCATGGTGGAGTACGAGAGCGGCGGTCAGACAGTCAAGCTGTCTCCGGCTATGATTCGCAAGTATCTGGTCTCAGGTGGAGGGAACGTCAGCGATCAGGAGGTCATGATGTTTCTGAGCCTGTGTAAGTTTCAGCATCTCAATCCCTTCCTGCACGAAGCCTATCTGATCAAGTACGGCAATTCTCCGGCAACTATGGTGACCGGAAAGGATGTGTTCATCAAGAGAGCGCGCAGGAATGCTGACTATCGCGGCAAGGAGACCGGCATCATCGTGATTGATAACGCTGGAAATGTTGTCGAGCGTGCCGGTGCATTCTACCTGACCGGCGAACAGATTGTTGGTGGATGGGCGAAAGTATATATCAACGGATTCGACAAGCCCGAATATGCTGCTGTATCGTTCAACGAGTATGCTGGAAGGAAGAGCAACGGAGAACTGAACAATCAGTGGGCTACGAAACCGGCTACGATGATCCAGAAAGTCGCGCTTGTCCATGCTCTGCGTGAAGCGTTCCCGGAAGATTTCAACGGAATGACTGCACCCGAAGAAATCCCTGCCGCAAATGATCTGCTGGAAGCTGCGGCGACCGAGCAGACTTTCACCGTTCAGGAAGCACCGGAAGCTATTCCGGAAGAATCCGCACCGCCTATGGATGTGCAGACTGCACTGTTTGGATGAATGGAGGTTTGAAAGATGTTCAACAAAATCATTATCATGGGGCGGCTGTGTGCCGATCCCGAAATGAAGCAAACTGCATCAGGTCTTGCTGTCACCCGTATTCGTGTCGCTGTTAACCGCCAGAAGAACAAGGAGACCGGAGAACAGGAAACGGATTTCTTCAACGTGTCCTGCTGGCGTGGTACAGCAGAGCTGGTCTGCCGCTACTTCTCGAAGGGCAAAATGATTCTGATTGAAGGTCAGATGCGTAACAACGATTATACTGACAGCAACGGCGTGAAGCACTATGCAATGGAGATTCTTGCAAGCTCTGTTGCTTTCTGCGGTGATTCGTCACAGAACGGCAATCAGAGCGGAAATGCTGCCGCACCGAATTACGCTGCTGCTGGAATGCCTGCCGGTAAGTCTGGATATGGTCAGCCGATGGATGCTCTTGGAACGCCGTATAGACCGTCTCCGAATCCTGCTGCCGTGCCGCAGTATGGCACAGTGCCGCCGCCTGCTGGGAATCCTTTTGCACAGGCTCAGCCGCAACCGCAGGCACAGAGACCGGCACAGCCCGTTCAGACAAATATCGGCAATCTGAATGAGTTCGTAGACATTCTGAGCGAGGGCGAGCTGCCCTTCTGATCTGGGAGGGCAAGCCCATGAGAACACACAGGATGCACCGGAAGTACGGCAACAAGAAGTACACGACGGAGGACGGCATCACATTTGATTCTCTGCGCGAAGCATGCCGTTGGTCTGAGCTGGTAGCACTGGAAAAAGCAGGCGTAATTCACGGGCTTCAAAGGCAAGTCAAGTTTGTTCTGATTCCTACACAGCGGGAAGAGGGAACAGAAGTATATAAGCGCGGCGAGAAGGCTGGTCAGAAAAAGCCTGGAAAGCTGATTGAATCGGAATGCGCATATTATGCTGATTTCTGCTATTACGAAGGCGGCGGGCAGTATGTGGTGGAAGATTCAAAAGGATTCCGTACACCCGAATATGTGATGAAAAGAAAGTTGATGCTATACCGTTACGGAATCCGTATAAAGGAAACATAAGGAGCTGGAAAGAATGGCAGGAACGATCGAAAACATTATCGGTCTGATTACATTTATTCTGACCATTGCCGCGGTGCTGCTGACGTATCACAAGCACATGTCGGCTATCTGGAAGGACATTGCAGAAGAGGATGCGGAAGAAATGTTCGAGGAGTATGTACACAACTGCGAGTATCGTGTCCATACCGAAGTGCGAACGCAGATTGTCGTTGACGAAACAAAGCTCTGATGGATGAAAAAAGCCTTGCCGGACAGGAGAACAACCGGCAAGGCTTCATCAAGAGAGAGCGGAAACACTGGTATTATACCACAAGCGAGGTGTTATGTCAAGATGAAAAGCAATATTCCAAGTCGGCAGCTTGACAGGAAGGCTATGCGGGAGATCGCAAAGGAAGAGCTGCGGAAACAAAAACAAGAGTTCTGTCCGGTGTGTCAGGCTCAGATGGAAAATCAGACAATCGCTGTCCTGTGTATGGCATTGCATAACGTGTATGGGTTTGGGAAGGCTCGGCTCGAACGTCTGCTGCTTTCTGCACAGGGGCTTGCTGATTATATCAACGGGAAGCATCCGGAAGAATCTGGAAAAGCTAACTACACGCCGGAGATCGCGGTCGAATGGCTGAAAGATATCGGCATTGACTTGGAGAAGATCAAATGAGCAGGAAACGTGGATGCATGGAACCGGCAGTGCAGAAGTGCTTGAACTGTCCGAAAAAGGATTGCGATGCGTGCTGGAATGCGCACACTGATATCAGTGAGATCCGTGCTTTGATCTATGCCGGAATGCTGAGACCGACAGCGATTTCACTTTATTATCGGAATAAGAAGATCTGGAAGAGCGTGAAGACAGGAAGGGGTAACGATAATTGAGCGAAGGAAAAATCAAAGACAGTAACTATGTTGTCATTCAGGGCTGGATGCTCAACAAGCTGGGATTAAAGGGCAATGAACTTCTGATATATGCCATCATATATGGATTTACTCAGTCAGAAAGTCAGGAGTTCACCGGCAGCTTGCAGTATTTGGCTGACTGGACGAATAGCACTAAGCGCAGTTGTATCTCAACAATTCAGTCTTTGGTGACTAAAGGATATATAAATAAGCGCGATGAAATTATCAACGGTGTGAAGTTCTGCCGATACAGTGCTGCAATTTCACCAGTGGTGAAAAATTTTCACTGGGGTGGTGAAAATTTTTCACTGGGGGGTGGTGAAAAAAATTCACCCAATAATATAGATATAGATAATATAGAAGATAAACAAGAGTGTATAATGCGCACAACACGGAAAAGGTTCGTTGTGCCAACCCTCGAAGAAGTCATATCCTATTGCCGAGAGCGAAACAACAATGTGGATGCTGAACGCTTCATTGATTACTACACTTCAAACGGCTGGAAGGTCGGCAAGAATCCAATGAAGGACTGGAAAGCCGCAGTCAGAACGTGGGAGCGTCAGGGCTGGGTCGGATATGGGTACAGAGGAAAGCCGCAGAATCCGAACCCGTCACAGCAAAGACCTGATGCATATAGCACACAAAGGCTGCTGGATATGCTGGACGAGAACGAATAGAGGTGATCGCGTGAAAGCATATGATCTGCACGACATAATCTTTTCTCAGTACTCTGAATTTCAAACACGGTCAGATGTGTTTGAGACTTGCAGGAAGATGGAAATGCATTTCAGAGACCATGAGCGCATTTTGATTTCTGTATCAGGCGGCAGCGATTCTGACTGCATCGTGCATCTTGTATGCAAGTATTTTCCGGAGTATGTGGAGAAATGCCACTTCGTGTTTGTCGATACCGGGTTGGAGTATGAAGCAACAAGACGGCATATTGATGATCTGAAAAAAAGATACGGAATTGAAATTCATAAGATTCGCGGTATGTCTGTCGTGACTGCTGTCAGGCGGTACGGTGTGCCGATTTTAAGTAAAATAAAGTCGAAATTCATTTCTTTGTATTTACGCGGATATCCTTCCGGTAAAAAATATGTCTTTCAGAATGGTTATAAACTTGCAAAGTTGCGATTCACAAAAAATCAGCAAGAAATGGTTCATTATCTTAAAGACAATGGAATATCTGTATCTGAAAAATGTTGCGATTTCAGCAAAAAAAATCCGATATACAGCTATATAAAAGCAAATGGGATTGACCTTAATGTCACTGGGGAGAGAATTGCAGAAGGCGGTCAACGAGCTTTTATCCATAAATCTTGCTTTGAGCAAGGCAATCATGGTGTCGATAAGTATATGCCGCTTTGGTGGTGGTCTAACGAAACAAAGGCTGATTTCAAAGCATCTGAGGGTATCCGCTATTCAGATTGCTATGAGGTCTACGGAATGAAGCGCACCGGTTGCTGCGGCTGCCCATTTAATCTGGATATCGCACGAGACTTGCAGGCAATGTATGAGTACGAGCCGAATTTGTACAAGGCTTGCATGAACGTGTTTGGGCTGGCATATGAGCTGACAGACCGGTTCAATTGCAGGCGTAAAAAATGCCTGCCTGATTCAATTCAACTGACACTTGAAGGAGAGGTACGGAAAAATGGTTGACATGCTATTTCAAGAGATCATCGCAAAGGCAAACGCAAGAGCACCGGCAGGCGGTGAACATCTGGAATCTGACGGACTGCTGCACTGTGATATCTGTGGGGATGCAGTACAATGCCGAATCAGCTTTCTTGGAAACGAGAAAATAGTTCGCTGCGTGTGTAGCTGCATCAAAAAGCAGATGGATGCCGAGAAGCACAGAAGGCTGCTGGAAGAGTACGAGCGAAACCGGCTGACATGCTTTCAGGGTTCTTCCGAAATGCTGTCGTGGACGTTCTCAAATGATGATCTGAGAAACAAACGAATGTCGGATGCAATGTGGAAGTATGTGGAAGGGTTCACGGGATTCCAGCAAGACGGCAAGGGGCTTCTGATGTATGGAGCGAACGGAAGGGGCAAGACATTCTATGCTGCCTGTATTGCGAATGCGTTGATTGATGCAGGGCGGCGTGTTCTGGTAACTACATTCACGTCACTGGCAGAAGCTATGCAGGGAATGTACGAAGGCAAGCAGGAATATCTGCAAGGGCTGTCTGTTTACGATCTGATTGTTTTTGATGATCTGGGAGCGGAGCGCGGTTCTGACTTCATGCAGGAACAGGTTTTCAAAATCGTGAATGCACGTTACTGCTCTGGGCTTCCGTTTATTGTGACAACGAATCTGACCATTGACGAGCTGACCAAGCCGCAGGATTTCGGAAGAGCGCGGATATACAGCCGGATTCTCGAACGGTGTTTCCCTGTTGAGATTGACGGCATCGACCGGAGAAAATCCGCGCTGAAAAAAGATTATCCCGCTATGGCTGCCAAATTGGGGCTTGTCGTGTGATTTCAGAGGGGTTTGCGGTTTTCTGGTGAAAATATGCTATGAAAGACAAGCCCTTCATAAATGGCTTGCAAATGGCTCTTAGGGCTATTCAGAAGAAATGGAGGTGATACCGATGCACCGTGACACTGATTCTGAATCCGTGCTGAATCTGGTCAAAGCGTATTCAATTCTGGATGATATCGCAAGGAGTATGTGAAAATGCAAAGAGATGATTTCAAGGCGTTCATGAATCCGGATTCGTGTTTCCGCGTGATCGAGAATCCTTCCGAGTGTATGATCTATAACACCGGCATGAACACAATCACGATTATCAAGGACAGAGCGGAAGTCGTTCCTCTGTCTCGGCTCAGATGGAATGAGGAAAGAGAAGTCAGCGAGGAAATGGACGACTTCACTTTGTTCAAGTTCCTGTCGCTTCATGAGATCGCAAAACAGCTCGGAGAGATGCCGCGCCTGTTGGTGATCGTTGAAACACCTACATACGGTTACATTTACCGGCACGGCAATCATGGTGCTGTCTGGGAACTTGTAGGGAGGACGTGCGGATATGCGTGATAGAATTGATCAGAACGCATTTGAAGAATACAGCGGCTATGCGAAAAAGAGGGATGCCGCAATCATCCAGTATATCGAGACAGGGAGTGATGAAGGCGTGAGGAAACTCGTCAAAGATAATGGCGGAGATGTTCCGGAAGATCTCGACGTTTTTCATGCTGGCATCCTGAAAGCTGCTCATTATTGCACGAACATCCCTGATGATATCAAGGCAAAGGCGTTTACGATGTGTCTTGAAATGGGTTTCAATCCGTACATTGCAGAATGAGGGAGGGAAAGCAAATGATTTTGGGATTTTTTCTCGGCTTCATGTGTGGTGCTGCTGCGATGTGCATTGTTTCTGTTGGAGGTGACGAGAAATGACAGAATATGTAAAATGTGGAGACTGCGAAAATTATATTTCTGATTGTCGTACATGCAGTATATATGGATATGAAAACATTGTACCATCAAGGGAATGCCAGTGCCAGTATTACCATATTGCTGATGCTGGCAAAAAGGTCTCCGATGCTGTCAATCATCCTGCACACTATACTGCTGGCGGAATCGAGTGCATTGACGCGCTGGAAGCTGCCACCGTTGGTTTGGAAGGCATCGAAGCTGTCTGCACCGCGAACGCTATCAAGTATCTGTGGAGATGAAAACGCAAGAACGGTGTTGAGGACATCGATAAAGCACTCTGGTATTTGGAACGACTGCGCAAGAAGGTCTCGAACGATGGATCATCGCAGGAAGATAACAAGCTCGTGTAAGGGCTGTCAGGAGCGGCATATTGGATGCCATGCAAGCTGCGAAACATACCTTGCATGGCGTTCCGAGATCGACAAAGAGAATGAAGAACGGCGAAAGAAGAATGCCGCATACTACGAAATCTATGCTGTCAGGCTCAAAAAACATATTGTGAAAAAGTGAGGTGTTTCAAGTGGCTATTGATGATCTCATGCAAAATTTCAAGCTGAAATGGGATGTCAAGAAGGAAAAAAAACCGTGTCCGTTCTGCGGAAAGACTGATGCTTTGATCGTTGATACATTGGCGGATATTGAGGACAATTTCGAGAGTGCATCTGACTGGGACAAAACGCATTATGCTGTCTGCTGTGATGCCACAAAAGGCGGCTGCGGTGCTGTTGTTGGGAAAGATTGCGAAACACCAGCAGAAGCAATTGCGGCGTGGAATCGGAGGGCGTGAACATGACGAATGAACAAGCCCGTGAATATTGGTGCAGAAAGCTGGAACGCGCAGAAGGATATTCTGATGAACATTGGGATGCAGAGGAACGCCACGCACATAGAGAATATGTTGACGCGCTGAAAAGCGCAATCACGGCACTTGCGATTTGCAGAGAGCGCGAAGAAGCGGAAAAGCCGAAAACGAACGGTGACTGCATCCGGAATATGTTGACGGATGAATATATTGTAAAAAACTGTTTTTGTGTATTTTTCGATGAATGCTGTGATTGCCCATTGTGTGCAATTGCAAATTGTCAAGATACTCAGACACGCTTAGAATGGCTAAAACAGGAGGTGATTGAAGATGCGGATGGTTGATGCGGACGCAGAAAGAGAACGGCTGAAAAAAGGGTGCTGCGAGGAATGCACCAGAAAAGGAAACTATGGTATTTTCGGTGCGGCTTGCACACCGTGCTGGGTAAAGGATGCAATCGAGGAATTTGACAACGCGCAGGAAGTCAAAGCAGAACCGGTGCTGCATGGCTGGATTTTGTGCAGCGAAAGAATGCCGGAAAGCAGCGAAGATGTGCTTGTATGGTTCGAGTATTTCCGATATGGAGAATACAACTGCATGTATCAAACATATAATATCGGCAACTACTTCCATGATTCATGGATGGTGGGACATGAAACAGGGTGGAGAGATTTACGTGTAATAGCTTGGATGCCGCTGCCCGAACCGCCGGAGGTATACAAGCAATGAACGTTCTTTTGACATGTTTCCTCTGGATTTGCGACCAAAGCACGAATTATGGGTGTCCTCACCCGTTTGTGTACTCTGCAACGTGGTGTTCTGCTTGCACTGGTATATCTTTGAAACGTGTGCGGGATGCGTTCAAACGGCTTGCAAATGCCGGATACGTCGAGAAGGATTACGAAGGCGGCTGGGATGATTGGCACGAACGCTTGTATTGCATTCATGGGTATTCATTGACCGAGAAGGGCAGGAACACTTCTATCTGGAAAAGATTTGAAAGAGAAGAAATTGAGTATATCGAAAGGAGCTTGCACGGAGATGGACGAGATCGTTGTGAAAATGATCATCAAACAGACGATCGCGGAAATGAAGCGGCAGGAACTTCTGCTTGATACGGAGAAAATTGTATATACTGAAATCTCCGAAAGGCTGCACAAGTATTATGATACTGAGGACGATTCAGACAAGGATCTGCGCAATGCTTTGATTTCTATTCGTGATGACAAATATTATGATATTATTCCAGCTTTCTACCGTGACGGAAGCACGGTCGAGCAGATAGCCGAGATCATGGAAGTGGACAGCCGGACGATATCACGGAACAAAAAGCGGCTCTGCTTGGAAATTTATACATTGCTGCCTACATGACCATATTGCTGATACTAGCAAAATGGTACGTGCAAAAATGAAAAGAGTTCAACCCGTGCAAATTCTGCACGGGTTTCTTTTTTTCTCTGCTGTGGTGTCGTATGACACCATTGCGCACCGGCTGAAAATCTGTATAATGAAAATCAACAAGCATTCTGAAAAGGTGGTGCAAACCGTGAACATTGTCGAAATGTCTGTCAATGATCTGATTCCATACGAGAACAACCCGCGAAAGAATGATGATGCCGTCGAGAAGGTTGCACTCAGCATTTCTGCTTTTGGCTTCAAAGTGCCAATTGTCATTGACCAGAACAATGTGATCGTCACCGGTCATACCCGCCTGAAAGCTGCAAAGAAACTTGGTCTCAGTGTTGTGCCTTGCATCAAGGCGGATGATCTGACAGAAGAACAAATCAAAGCATTCCGGCTTGCTGACAACAAAGTCTCTGAGTTCTCCGAATGGGACGAAGAAAAGCTCATGAAAGAACTGGAAGCTCTGGGCGATATTGATATGTCGCTTTATGGGTTCGATGATCTCAATGAAGAGATCGAACAGATGGATGAAGAAAACCCATATAGCAAAGGCGTAAAAATTCCTCAGTACGAGCCTACCGGAGAAATTGTTCAGCTTTCTTCCTGCTATGATGATTCAAAAGCAAAAAAACTGATTGAAAACATTGAAAATGCAGAAATCCCAGAAGATGTAAAGGCGTTTTTGAAGTATGCAGCATATCGGCATATCGTTTTCAATTTTAGAAATATTGCAGAATATTACGCGAACGCGCCTGCCAATATTCAGGGCTTAATGGAAGAATCAGCCCTCGTTATTATCGACATTAACGATGCAATGGCGAATGGCTGGGTTAAACTTTCAAAAACTGTCGAGGAGCTTTTGAGCTATGAGCAATGAAAAATATGCAGTTTTCATTTTGTCTCATGGCAGGGCAGATGATGTGAAAACAATTAAGATGCTGCAAGGCGGTCACTATTCTGGGAAATGGTTTGTCGTTATTGATGATGAGGACAAGGACGCAGACAAATATTTCCAGAAGTATGGAGATCATGTCATTCAGTTCTGTAAAAAAGAAATTGCAGACCAGACTGACACTTGTGACCTTGACAACGATCGGCGTGTTGGAGTGTTCGCAAGGAATTTCATCATTGATGAAGCAAAACGGCGAGGATATAAGTATCACTTACAGTTAGATGATGATTTCACTATTCTGGATTATAGATTCATAAAGGGAAATCGTCTCGTAGCAAAAAAATGCACTCAGTTCGATGCGCTGTTTGCTGCCATGCTGGAATTTCTCGAAAACACAAACACTGTTTGGCTTTCTTTTGGTCTAAATAGCTGGTATCAAGGCGGCGCGAAAAATAAGCATTTTTATGATGGTCTTATTCGTAAAACTATGGGCTCGTTTTTCATGAATACTGATCTTGCGCCAAAGTTTTTCTGCCGAATGAATGATGATATCACGACCAATATTATGAGCACATATCGCGGCAGTATTATGTTTACGTTCCTTCCGATTCAGGTATTAACACCGCCAACACAACATGTAGCAGGTGGAATGACTGACATTTATCAGGAAAATGGCACATACAGAAAATCGTTTTACTCGATCATGAATGCCCCGTCATTTGTTCTGATTTCAAGTCAAGGAATTATTGACAAAAGACTCCATCATGAAATTAACTGGAATGCTTGCGCACCAAAAATCCTGAATGAGAGGTACAAGAAAAATGTATGATTTCTTGATTGTTGGTGCAGGGCTTGCAGGCTGCACATTTGCGTATCTGGCAAATAAAGCTGGATATAAATGCATCGTATTTGAAAAAAAGAATGAGATCGGCGGGATGTGCGCCACTGAAAATGTAAACGGTATCCATGTGCATAAGTATGGAGCACATATATTCAAAACATCGGACAAAAAGGTCTGGGACTTTGTCACAGGTATTTCTGACTTTTCCCCATTCGTAAATTCACCGAAGGCACGATATCTTGATAGGCTTTTCAGCCTGCCCATAAACATGAATACCTTTCATGAAATGTGGGGAGTTATTACGCCAAATGAAGCTGCGAAGATTATCAACGAACAAAAAGTGCATTTTGATAAAATAGAAAATATAGAACAGTTTGTTCTGAGTGAAGTCGGAACAGATATATATAGATATTTGATAAAGGATTATACGGAAAAGCAATGGGGAAGAAGCTGCACTGAGATTTCACCAGAAGTCATGTGTAGAATCCCGATCAGGCTTACGTATAATAACAATTACTATGATTCTATATATCAGGGTATACCTGAAAGCGGATATAGCGATTTTATGCACAGACTGCTTGACGGAATTGAAGTACATTACAATGTGGATTATGTTGCATTGAAAGAGCGTTACAACCGGCTTGCAAAATGCGTTGTTTATACAGGCGCATTAGATGATCTGTTTTCATTCGAGTTCGGGCAGCTTGAATATCGCAGTTTGATTTTTGAACACAAAATAATTCCAGAAATTGATAACTTTCAGGGCGTGGCTGTTGTAAATCAAACGAGCTGGGATGTCCCATATACAAGAGTGATTGAGCATAAACACTTTATGCGAAACATGCCCAGTATGGGTACTGTCATTTCGTATGAAACCCCTTGCAAATATGTTTCTGGGGATGATCTCGACCGGTATTATCCAATAAATGATGACCAAAATACTGAAAAGTATAATAAATACAAATCCATGATACCTTCAAATATGTTCATGCTTGGAAGGCTTGCAGAATATCGGTACATAGACATGGCTGAAACAGTTCGTTCCGCTATGAATTTATTCGATAAATTGCATAATTAGCAATCAAAAAAAGGTGGTGCTTTATGGGGCGTAAAAGTCGGTATGAAACACATGTAAAGCCACATTTGCCCGAAATTCAAGAATGGTATGAGCTATTAACCGAAGGACAGATTGCAAAAAAACTTGGAATTTCAATTGCTACATTTGAAAATTATAAAAAAAAATATCCCGAACTGCTGGAAATGCTCCAAAAAGGCAAACAACATCTGATTGAAGAATTAAAATCATCATTGAAGAAAAAAGCAATGGGATTTACATATAAAGAAAAGAAAACTACTGTCAGAGATGAAGGCGGCCAGAAAATCAGAATCATTGAAGAATTTGAACGATACGCTCAGCCTGATACCGGTGCAATTCATTTACTTCTGAAAAATCTCGATGATGAATGGCACAATGATGATCAAGCAACAATTGATATGAAGAAAAAACAGCTTGAAATTGCGCAGCAAAAGGCTGACGAAGAAAACTGGTAGAAATGAAGGTGCTTCAATGTCAAATGTTTTCTTGGCTGGCGGGGCTGGTTTTATCGGTTCTCATACTGCTGTCGAGCTGTTGAATGCAGGTCATAACATTGTTATTGCTGATGACTTTTCAAATAGTTCTCTGGTAATACCTGAAAAGGTAAAAGAAATTTCAGGAAAAGATTTTCCGGTATATAGAATCGATATAAAAGACACTGAAAAGCTGTCAAGAATATTTGATGAAAATTCAATTGATATAGTAATTCATTTTGCTGGTTTGAAATCTGTCTCTGAGTCAGCCCATAATCCGTTGAAGTATTACAGGAATAATATTGATATAACACTTTCTCTGCTTGAATGTATGCAAATGCATGATCTGCGCAGAATTATTTTTTCATCGAGCGCAACAGTTTATGCTGGAAACGAAAGTCCATACAATGAAAATATGAAGCGCGGAGAATGCTTAAACCCATACGGGCAGACAAAAGTGTTTTCTGAAAAGATCATTGAAGATTGTGCCAATGCCGACAGAATGTTTTCTTCTGTAATTCTTCGCTATTTCAATCCCGTTGGGGCTCATGAATCTGGATTGATTGGAGAAATGCCACAAGGGATCCCAAATAATATAATGCCTTTTATATCTCAGGTTGCGGCTGGTTTGCTTGATAGATTGACTGTTTTCGGCAATGATTATCCAACATCCGATGGCACATGCATGAGAGATTTCATTCATGTTGTTGATTTGGCGAAAGCACACGTTTCTGCTACGAGCTTCATACTGCACCATACAGGCGTTGAAGTGTTTAACATTGGTAGTGGGAGGGCTTACAGCGTAAAAGAGCTTATACGTGCGTTCGAGCGTGTCAATGGCGTTAATATTCCTTTCGTATATGGAGAACGGCGGCAAGGCGATATCCCGTGTTGCTATGCTGATGTTGCGAAAGCCGAAAAAATGCTTGGATGGCGTGCAGAAAAAACACTGGAAGAAATGTGCGCTGACTCTTGGAAATGGCAGAAGAACATAATGTGAAATGGGGATGTAAAAATGAACGAGTTTATTCAAGCAATTTCAACTGTTGGTTTTCCAATTGGGCTGTTGTGATGTTTACGCTTTCTACATTCTATCACAGTAAAGAGTGGGAAAGACTTCTCAAACAGTTACGTATTGACCGGCTCAATGATGATGGGGAAATCATATGCGAATACTGCGGGAAGCCTATTATCAAGGCGTATGATATGATAGGTCACCACAAAGATTATCTGACGGACGAGAATGTGAATGACATTGAAATCTCATTGAATCCTGATAACATTGCGTTTGTGCATCACCGTTGCCATAACTTCATTCATAATAAGTTTGGCTATAAACAGCGAGAAGTCTTTCTCGTGTACGGTGCGCCGCTTGCAGGCAAAAGAACGTGGGTTCAAAATAACATGTCTGCTGGTGATCTGATCGTCAATCTCGATGATATATGGCAATGCATTTCCGGCTGTGAAAGATATGTCAAGCCTAACCGTTTGAAAAGCATTGCGTTTAATGTGCGTAACGTGCTGCTGGATGCGGTCAAGTTCCGTGCTGGTAAATGGATGAATGCTTATATTATCGGCGGCTATGCGTTAAGCAACGAGCGTGATAGGGTATGCAGGGAGCTTGGTGCAAGAACTATCCTCATTGATACTCCGAAAGACGTTTGCATTGATAGGCTGGAAAGCATTTGCAATTCTGAGATTGACAAAGCCGAATACAAGCAGTTCATTTCTGACTGGTTCGATAAGTACACCCCCCTATGAAAAAAATTTTCCCGCTATATGGGGGACTGTTGGGGAGGTGTTATTTCTGGGAGAACTGGCAAAAATGAGATTTTTCATTTTTGAAACTTCAAAAAATTGAAAAGGGTTTGAAAGATGGACAGAAAAGCCGAATTTCTCAGTCTGCTGAAAGACGGGAATCAAGAAGAACTGAAAGCCCGTCAGCTCATTGACGAGCTGGTATTTCTGGAACAGCAAATGATCGAGTTGAAAAAATACCCGTTCATTGCTATAAATCCGAAAAAACCTTCTCAGCAGAAACCGACTGCGGCGAGTCGGCAGTATAAGGAATTTCTGCAGCAGTACAATAACAGCCTGCGCCTGCTGCTCCATATTACCGGAGATATTGGCGGAGATGGAGAGGAAGAAAGCCCGCTTCGTGCATGGCTGAAATCTCGCACAGGAAGTGGTGCAGGATGATCTGGACACCGGACAACAGTTTCCTGCTGAGATACAAGGCGGAGATTGACTGCGGGAAGATTCTTGCAGGGCAAGAGCTGCGGCATGAGCTGGACAACCTTGCAGATGATCTGGCACACAATGACGAGTATTTCTATGATACTGCGGGCGCACAGCTCCGTATGGATTTTATGGAAGGCTGCATCAGGCTGACCAAATCCCCGTTCTATGGTCAGCCAATGATTTTGATGCTGTGGCAGAAGGCTTTTATCGAAGCACTGTACAGCTTCAAAATGGCAAGAGAGATGAAGGACAAGGGGAAGCTGATTGACCGGTTCAAGAAAGCTCTTTTGCTGATAGCTCGAAAGAACACCAAATCTGAAACGTGTTCGGCTCTGGCTAATGCTGAGTTCATTGTCGGTGCTGAGGGTGCAGACATTGTGTGTTCTTCCAATGATGATGCACAGTCAAGTATTGTGTATGATGCCATAGACCTTATGCGGCAGTTATACGACCCCGAGAGCCTTGACACAAAGCGCAATCAGCGGTTCATTCTCAACAAGGGAACGAACACCAAAATATTCAAGCTGAGTGATCGCACCAGAAACAAGGAAGGCCGAAACATTGATTTTGCTATTCTGGACGAAAGTCACGAGATGCAAAACAATGTGATCGCAAAATCCATTGAGCAGTCTCAATCTTTGAAAGAAAACCCGAAGTTCATCGAGATCACCACAGAAGGATTTGTCGTTGACGGTTTTCTCGATTCTGAATTGAGACATGCAAGAGCGATTATTTCCGGCGAGGATGATTCTATATCAGCAAGCCGTTTCCTTCCTTGGCTTTACACGCAGGATTCCGAACAGGAAGTGTTCACGAATCCGAGGTCGTGGCAGAAATCAAATCCGACTATTGGCATCATAAAGCGCTGGGATTATCTCGAAGAACAGGTAGACCTTGCAAAGAAGTCAAAAGCGGATCGCATTTTCGTCATGTCGAAGGATTTCAATTTCAAGCAATCCGGTGTTGAAAGCTGGCTTAATATTGAAGATTATTCGTACAGCGCGACATATGATCTGGAAGCATTGCGCGGCAGTTTTTGCCTTGGACATGTTGACCTTGCAGAAACAACAGACCTTTGTTGCTGCAAAGCTCTGGTTATGCTGCCAAACAATCCGACCAAGTACATTGTCACGATGTATTTCATTCCGGAAACAAAGCTGAATCCTGAAAACGACGACCACAATGCCGGAGCGCAGTACAAGGAATGGGCTCAGAAGGGCTTTATAACTGTTTGTGAGGGCAACGACATTGATGTGTGTATGTGTGCAGACTGGTTTTATTCCCTGCTGAAAATGCACGGCATAAAGCTCTATAAATGCGGGTACGACCAACGATTTGCAAAAGACTGGTTGAAACGCATGGACGAATACGGCTGGTCTGCCAAATACGGCGATGTGGAAATGGTCATGCAGAATGCTCAGACACTGAATAATGCATTGCTTCTTGTCGAAGCTGACCTGAAAGCGCGGCTCATAAACTACAACGAGAACCCTGTGGACAAATGGTGTTTCTCGAATAGCTGTCTCAAAGTCAATGATCTGAGACAGGCGCTATGCGTTAAGACTGAAAATGCAAAGAAGATCGACGGCTCAGTCACATTGATCTCACTGTATGAGATGTACAGACGATACCGCAGTGACCTGCGCAAACTTGTTGGGGGTGATTCATAAAAATGGGGCTGTTCGATAAACTGTTTCGCAGACCGCCGAAGCGGCGAAAATTCGCGCCGAATTTTGACGGCTGGGTTCCGAATTTCCCTCAGTTCGGTGACAACATCTATGCGTCTGATGTTGTCCAGCAAGCGTTAAAATGCATAGTTGATGAAGTGAAGAAGCTGAACCCTACACACGTTCGGTATAACGGTGCTGATTCTGTCACGGTAAAGTCAAGCACTATCAAGGATGTTCTGAGAGAGCCGAACCCGCTCATGACAACAACGGAATTTCTAGAAAAGATCACTTGGCTTTTGCTGCTGAATTACAATTCGTTTATTATCCCTGTATATCGTACTTGGATCGATGAAAACACAGGAGCAGAGCGAAGGTATTACGAAGCCCTTTATCCTATCAAGCCGGTTCAGGTTGACTTCATCGAGGATGCGACCGGCAGAATGTTCTGCCACTTCTGGTTCATGAACGGGTACGACACAACTATCCCGTATGATGACGTGATCCATATTCGGTATAACTATTCCGTCAATATGTATATGGGCGGCGGTGTGGATGGGCAGCCGAATCATGACGCTATCCTGAAAACACTTGATCTCAATGCAAAGCTGCTGGATGGTGTTGCGAAGGCTATGAATGCAAGCTATGCCGTCAATGGCGTTGTGAAGTACAATACTATGCTGGATGATGGCAAGACAGAAGCTGCACTAAGAGAGCTGGAAAGAAAGCTACAAAACAACGAATCTGGATTTCTTCCGCTTGATCTGAAAGCCGATTTCACAGCCCTTCCGCACAATACACAGCTTGTGGATGATAACACGCTCAAATTCATCGACAGTAAGATCCTGCGGCATTTTGGTGTTCCGGTGTGTATTCTGAGCGGAGACTTCACCAAGGAGCAGTACGAAGCCTTCTACCAAAAGACGCTCGAACCGCTTGTTATAGCTTTCTCACAGGCGTTCACAAAAAAGATGTTCACTGAACGAGAAAAGGCTTTCGGAAATCGCATTGACCTATACCCGAAAGAGCTGATTTTTCTCAGTGTAGGTCAAACGCTTGAAATGATCAAAGAGCTTTCGCCAACTGGCGCACTTTTCGAGAATGAAAAGCGGCAAGCATTGGGCTTGCGCCCTTTGCCGGAACTGGAAGGCAAACGGTATATGTCGCTCAACTGGGTTTCTGCTGACCGCGCGGAAGAATATCAGCTCGGAGATAATGCAAATGTGAATGTGGATATCGTAGACAAGGAGGAAATGTAAGCATGATTACGAACAATGGCAGCTGTGCAGATCTGCGGTGCAAATCTACTGATACGAAGCCGTCAGATGCGCCCGTAAATACGATTATTTTGGAAGTCGATACAGGAGATTTCTATTATTTTGACGGCACTGAATGGAAGAAGGTCGGAGGTTCATCATGAATTTTTTCGATATGCTGCTTGCAAAAAAATTGTCTGGCGGCGGTGGTTCTTCTGCTGTGCTGATTTCCAAAAACATCACTGAAAACGGAACGTATAACGCATCAAGCGATAATGCGGACGGATATAGCAGTGTGTCGGTCGAAGTCGAACCCGATTTGACAACAAAAAGCATCACTGAAAACGGAACGTATAACGCAGCAAGCGACAATGCAGACGGATACAGCGCGGTGACTGTGGACGTGCCGAACAGCTACGCGGCAAGCGATGAAGGCAAGGTTGTCAGCAATGGGGCGTTAGTGGCGCAGACATCAACGTCCGTTTCGCAGAACGGAACGATTAACACCACAACAAACAACAGTGTGACGGTAAACGTGGCAAACACATACACGCAGGCGGACGAGGGGAAAGTCGTGTCGAACGGCGCACTTGTGGCGCAGGGCAGTGATACCGTTACACAAAACGGGGTAATTGACACTACGCTGATAAACAGCTTGACGGTTAATGTTGCGGCAAGTGGCGGCGCGGTAAAACTGGAACACAACTATACAGGTGGTGATGCTTATATTATCGAGACTGACAATTGCATAGAAATTTTTGGCTATTTGTCAGGATTTACTAAGCGGCCAAGTTTTACAATCCCATCAACATTTGATATATCAAAAATCGGTACAGAAATCGGCGGTTCAGTATATACTGGACCATCGAGCATAGCGTCATTCACCAATCTGGGCATAACTGACAGAACAATACAGTTTCAGGTTGCTAATTATTCTTTAAGCACCTGCCTTGTATTTAGCTATGCATTTAATAAGGCGACATAATTTACGCTATGCGCGTAAATGCATTATTTCTAGCTTGCTTTTAGCTTAACAAAGATCAAATGAAATGGAGATGAAAAATACATGAAAAAAGAGCTTGAAAAGCGTTCATACAGCTTTGAAGTCCGTGCGGAATCCGGAGAAAATGGCAGTATCATTACCGGCAGACCGATTGTCTATGATTCAACAACCGATTTAGGCTGGTTTGATGAAGTTATCGAGCGCGGAGCATTGGACAAAGCTGACCTGACAGACGTTCGTTTTCTGGTCAATCATGATTTGTCAAAGATTCCTCTTGCGCGTTCGAGACGGAACAATGCGAACAGCACCATGCAGATGATCGTTGACGATTCCGGAATGAATATTCGTGTTAAGCTGGACACTGAAAATAATTCAGAAGCGCGTTCTCTTTATTCCGCTGTCGAACGTGGCGATATCTCCGGAATGTCTTTCATGTTTTCTATCAATTCTGAGGAATGGGAAAATCTGGAAAGCGATCATCCGACACGGAGAATCAAAGAAATTGGCTCAGTCGTTGAGGTTAGCGCGGTGACTTTTCCCGCCTACGAATCAACTGAGATACAGGCACGGGGCAAGGATGCATTGGACAATGCCCGTTCTGCTTTGGAGAAAGCAAAACAGTCTCTCGCCAAGTCTGTGGAGACAGACGAAATGGAAATCCTGAAAGCAAAAATCAAAATTCTAGGAGGTATCAATCATGCATAAAAAGTATTTCGAGAAACGCCTTGAAAAGCTGATCGCAAAGCGTGATTCCCTGACGCAGAAAGCACTTGCGTCTCAGGACATTGAGGAAGTACGCTCTATTCAGGCACAGCTTGATGATCTGAACAGCGACATTGAAGATGTTCAGGCTGCGCTCGCTGAATGCGATGAAGAATCTGCACACGCAGAGAGCCGCGCAAACGTGCCTACGAGCGCGGAGCCTGTGAATGCTGGAATTACTGCTTCGTTCAGTCAGACTGGCGTTGAGCGTGCCGCAAACGGCTCGGACGGTAACATCCTTGAATCCATGGAATACCGCCGCGCATTCCAGCAGTATTTCCAGCGCGGAATTGCAATTCCTGAGGATATGCAGAAGCGCGTTGCTGCTGTAATGGCTGATATGCCGCACGAAATGCGTGCTGGCGATGCGATCAATACCGGCAATACCGGTGCTGTGATCCCTGTCACCGTCATGCGCGAGGTAATCAACACCGTGCGCAAGCGTTACGGCAATCTGTACAGCAAAGTCAGAAAGATGGCTGTTCAGGGTGCTGTCGATTTTCCGATTGGTGATCTCGAAGCGAATTTCTCTTGGATTACCGAATCCACCGTTTCTCCGGAAAAGGAGATCGGCGAAGTCAAGACAATTTCCTTCAAGTATCATACTGCTGAAATCAGAATCGCTCAGACGTTCCTGTCTGCTATTCTGTCCATTGAAGCGTTCGAGAGCAAGGTTGCTGATGTGATCGCAATTGCATATCTCAAAGCTATGGATACCGGCATCGTTAAGGGTACGGGCAATGGTCAGATGCTGGGCATTCTGAATGACGCCCGTGTCACCGGTGCTGTTGGTCATACAATTGCAATGTCTGCCGCTGACATCAACAACTGGACGGCATGGCGCAAGAAGTTCTTTGCAAAGCTTCCGCTTGGCTATCGTTCCGGCGAGTTCATCTTCAATCTCGGTACTGTTGACGCATATCTCGAAACTATGGCTGACGGTAACAACAATCCTATCTTCCGTCAGGCAACCGGTCTGGAAGTCAATGACGGCGATGCATATGATCCCAACGGCAGATTCTTCGGTCGCAGCATTTCTCTTGTCGAGCCTGATGTCCTGCCCGATTTCGATACTGCATCCAGCAATGATGTTATCGGCATTTTCTGGCAGCCGGAAGAGTATGCCATCAACGAGAATTTTGGCTTCATGATGCGCCGCTACTTTGATGACAACCGCAACAAGTGGATCAACAAGGCAATCACTGTCGTTGACGGAAAGATTCTCAACCCGAACGGCATCTATCTGATTACAAAGGCGTGAGGAGGTGCTCGACATGACGAATGTTGATGCGCTTAAAAGCCTTTATACTGCACTCGGCGGAAGTTCTTCCGAGATCAGCAATAAAAAAACTGCAACCATTCTCCAATGCCTGAATGCGATTGCGGCTGCACTTGGAAGTGATTCCGTTGCAACTACAAATGCTGATGCTATTGCGAATATTGCTGATGTTGCCGCAGCTGCTATTGCACCTATTTTGCAGGACCGTACAGTTACGCCTACCACAAGCGAACAGACTATCCAGAAGACAAGCGATTCGTATTATGGTCTCGGCACTGTCACGGTGAATGCTGTCACGGCTGCAATTGACGAAAATATTGTTGCAGAAAACATCAAATCCGGAGTAACGATTCTCGGCGTTACCGGTTCGTATTCCGGTTAAACAAAAGGGAGGTAAAACACAATGCTCAATGCTGATCGTATTGTTCCGATTCAGAATATTGATCTCATTACTATGTACGGCGTGACACTCTGCGCTGCTGCTGCTGCCGCATCCGGCACTGCTCCGGAAAAGCTGGCTGCAACAAATCCTGCTGAGTTTTCCGTCACCACAAACAGCAAGACGTATCTTGCGGCAGAACCGATCAAGAGCCTGAATTTTGGCTCGTCTGTCACCGCAAGCACGATCTATTTCGTGCCGTCTTATGATTATGAAGGATTCACCAAGACTTCTGCTACACTGACCGTTACCGGCGATGTTGTGGCTGATGGTACGACACTGTACAAAGCAACACTGTCCACAAATGCGCTGACGATTGCAAAAGTCGGTCTGTGATGTCTGAATGAGGAAGGAGCGCCGCGAGAATGACAACCGCAGAAATGTTGACAAGCGTCAAACACGCTTTGGGTATCGAGGGAACATATCAAGATAGCACCTTGACTGTGTACATTAACGAAGTCACGGAGTTTCTTGTCGATTCTGGTGTACCGTCCGAAATGATTACTGCCGGGCTCGTTTCTCGCGGCGTTTCTGATCTTTGGAGTTACGGAGCGAATAACGGCAAGTTGTCTGATTATTTCATGCAGAGGGCTGCACAGCTTGCGTTCAAGGCGGTGTCAGGCAATGGCTGAATATAAACCTTCATTCCCGTTTGATACCGCAATCGAACTTCTGATACCGACATACAGTAGTGTGAAAGGCGTTCAGACAAAGACGTTTCCTGACAACGGCGAAAGGCTGAACTGCTCATTCAAAACATATGGCGGTCAGGAAATTACTACAAATGGCGCATATACCATCATCGATACTGCATTGATTGAAACATGGTATCGTCCAGACATTAAGTCTGATTGTAGGGTCAAACTTCTTGCAACCGGTCAAGTGTATGAGATACTCGGAAAGCCCGAAAACATCAATATGAGGAATCAATTTCTCAAATTCAAAGTGCGGGCTGTGGAAGGTGGTGCGTGAAATGGCAAAGCGCAACACATTACGGCTTGATACATCCGGATTTGAAGAAATGATCGTGAAGCTTGAAGCGTTGAACGGTGACGTTCAAAAGGCTGTCACAGATGCTCTTTTGCAAGCTGCTGAGACAGTACATGACGATACTGTGGATGCACTTCAAAACAAGTTTCTTCCGCATCAAGGAGAGTTCTCGACCGGAAGGACAAGGCTCACTGTTGCAGAACCTTCTGTTCAATGGTCTGGGACAACTGCCGTTGCGCCTGTCGGATTCGACTACGGCGAAAAAGGTGCTGGAGGTTATCTCATTTCAGGCACACCGAGAATGGCACCGGATGCACAACTGGAAAAGATATACACCAGAAAAAAGTATATGCAGCAACTGCAAAAAGATATGCAGGACGTTATTTCCGATTACATCACAGAGAAAATGGAGGGTTGACGAATGGAGAATGCTCTCATAGATCTGCTCGAAACGCTCAATTATCCTGTGATACGGCAGGGAAGTCTGCCGCCTGAACAAGCATATCCTGATACGTTCATCACATTTTGGAACAGCTCAGAAGATGGGCAGTCGTTCTATGATAACGGTGTGATTTCTCTTGTGTATGCCTATGATGTGAACGTATACTCTATCTCGCCAGAAACGGCATATAGCGTTATGGACAGCGCAAAAATGCTGTTATATGGTAGTGGATGGATCATCACTGATCGCGGACATGATGCGGCAAGCGATGAAATAACGCATATTGGTCGTGGGTTCAGTGTTGAATTTCTCAAATATCTCGAAGATCAAAATTGAAGGAGGTTTTCGGCTATGTCTCAGCAAGTATTCGAATTCCGCGGCGTTGACAATCTTTATGTCGCTGAGGTCACAAAGGATGATGCAACCGGCTATGTGTGCAGCACTCCGATTCATCTTGCACCTGTAGCTGAGATCGGTAAAAATACCGATAGCAGCACCGAAGCGCATTACTATGACAACAAGGCTATGATCGTCATTAATTCCGAAAGTGCTGATACTATTTCCATTACTATGGCACCGCCGGAGCTGCAAAAGCTGGCTATGATTATCGGCAAGAGCTTTGATGCGAACACCGGCATGATGGTGGATTCTCCGCGACAGAACAAGTATTTCGCTATTATGTACCGGACAAAGGGGACGGACGGAAAGTATCGCTATGTGAGCCGTCTCAAAGGTCAGTTTACGATTCCGGAAGAGGTATCGGCGACCGAGAACGATGGAACGGACGCAAACAATTCGTCTGTCACCTTCACCGGAATTTACACTGAGTATGAGTTTACAAAAGGCATCTACAATGGCAGCTCGTGGGAAAAATCCGGCGTAAAGGGTATTGTCGTTGACACACGTTACGGGCTTGCAAATGTTACAAACTTTTTCTCTGCTGTTCAGACACCTGATACCATTTCCGGCGGCTCTGTTTCTGGCATTGCTGTTGTCCCGTCTACTCTGTCGTTGGTGGCCGGTGAAACTGCGCAGCTCGAAGCTATTCTTTATCCTGCCGGAACGTCTGGCACTGTCACATGGTCTTCGTCTTCTGATGATTATGCGACAGTTACTTCTGCAGGACTGGTCGAAGCTGTTGCTGCCGGCACTGCTACTATAACCGCAACTTGCAACGGCAAAACTGATACTTGCACCGTGTCTGTGAGCGCGGGAACGTGATCTCAAAGGCGGCGGCTGTCTTGATACTGTCCGCCGCCTATTTCAAAAAATAAGGAGGACGAGTAAGATGGGAACGCTCAAACTCAACATTTACTCGAAGGAAGAAAAAGGCAAGATCGAGAAGGTCTATACTGCCGAATCATATGATCTGATGCTCGGCACTGTCGAGGATATTATGCAGCTCATTGACGTTGACAAGATGACTGATAATGCCGCCGTCACTGCAATTGTTGTAAAGGGCTACAGCAAGCTCAAACCCTTCATCAAGGACATTTTCAATGGTGTGACGGATGAAGAGTTGAATCGTGTCAAGGTCAAAGAACTGATACCGACATTCATTGAAATTTTCCGTTCAATTATTGATGATCTGGGGATCATCAAGCAGGGAAACTGAATGAGGGCGTGGAAGATAACACGCCCATATACGATGTACTTTTCGACATGCAAGTCTGCTTGTGCGATCGATTCAAGGCTTTTTCCCCGTTGAGTTTGCGGCGGGAAAAGGCACGAGAGGTCTTTATACTGATATCCAGATATAATCGTTATTCAAAGCGTTCATCTAATAAAAAAGCAGGAGTTATCCGTAAACCGGCTGGCGATGATTGGTTTTGATCCTGAAAGTGTGGTGATACTATGGCGAATGAGACAACTACAAAATTCAAAGTCGATATAGCCGAACTGAAAAAGAATATTCAGGAAGCAAACCGGCAAATCAGGCTTGCAAATGCTGAGTTCAAAGCCGCATCTGCTGGCATGGATGATTGGTCAAAGTCTGCTGATGGTCTGACGGCAAAAATCGAACAGCAAGAAAAGGTTTTGAAGTCTCAAAAGACGATTCTTTCTGACTATGAGAAGCAGCTCGTTCTGATCGAACAGCAGTATGGCAAGGATTCAAAAGAAGCTGACGAAATGCGAATCAAGATCGCAAATCAGACTGCTGCTGTAAAGACTACCGAGAAATCCATTCAGGGCTATCAGTCAGAACTGAAAAATCTTGATAGCACACTCGATGAAACGGAAAAGACCGTTGAAAAGACAAGCGATGGATTCTCTGTCTTCAAAGGTGTTATCACTGACCTTGTTGCAAGCGGCATTAAAGCTGCTGTCTCTGCTCTGAAAGATCTTGCAAGCGCGGCGAAAGATGCGTTCAAAGAGTTTGACACCGGAAGAGATACCATCATAGCAAAGACTGGCGCGACCGGTGAAGCTGCAGAAGAACTGATGGACGTATATAAAAATGTTTCTCGGTCTGTTGTCGGCGATTTCGATGAAATGGGTGAAGCTGTCGGAGAACTTAACACTCGATTCGGTGTGACTGGAAAAGACCTTGAAACACTTTCAACGAAATTCGTTAAGTTTGCAAAGCTGAACGGCACGGATATGTCAGGCACGATTGATGATGTGCAGAAAGCTATGAGCGCATTCGGTCTTTCTTCTGACAAAGCAAGCGATGTTCTGGATGCTTTGAACAAGGTTGGTCAAGATACTGGTATAGGCATATCTGCGCTTACAAAAGGACTGATTCAGAACGGTACTGCGTTCCAAGAAATGGGGCTTGATATCTCTCAATCTGCTGCACTTATGGGACAAATTGAAAAATCAGGCGCAAACTCTGAAACTGTCATGAACGGTCTGCGGAAAGCATTGAAAAGCTCCGTAAAAGATGGCAAGTCACTGTCTCAGTCTTTGGACGAACTGGAAAAATCTATTGTCAGCAATGGTGATTCAACAGCCGGATTGCAAGCTGCATATGATGCGTTCGGAAAGTCCGGTGACCAGATCTACGGCGCGTTAAAAGCTGGCACGCTTTCTTTCAAAGAAATTTCTATTGCTGCTGATGAGTATGCAAACAGCGTTGACAACACGTATGAAAATACGCAGGATGCGTCAGACAAAGTGACGCTCGCGTTTCAAAATATGAAGGTCTCGCTCGGTGAAACAGTAGACGATATTCTGAAAAGATATGGTCCGGATATTACAAAAGCAATAGAGGATATCACGCCCATTATTCAAAATATTGTAAGCTGGATTGCTGAGAAAATACCGGTCGCGCTGGATGCTGTCAAAAAAGCGTTTGAAAGTGTTGCACCATATGTCAAAACTGCTTTCAGTTGGCTGACCGAAAACAAAGATGCAGTTATTGCTGCTATTGTTGGTATTGGTACAGCATTTGCAGCATGGAAGATCGTGTCGTTCATACAGAACATTGGAACGCTCGGAACGGCTCTCAAAGGGCTGTGGGCTGTGCTTTCTGCAAATCCTGTGGGGTTGGTAGTTTCTGCGATTGCGGCTCTTGTGGCGGCGTTTACGTATCTATGGAACAACTCGGAAGAATTTCGCCAATTCTGGATCGATCTGTGGGACGAAATCCAAAAAGTGGCATCCGCTGTCGTAGAAGCTGTTGCGGAATTTTTCATCGGTCTATGGGATGATATCAAAGCCGTGTGGAGTGCGGTCACTGGGTTCTTCACTGGTATCTGGGACGAGATCAAAAAATCCGCGAAAAACCTTGTGCAGAATGTAGGCAAATTCTTCACCGGAATGTGGGACGGCTTGAAGAATGGTGCAAAGGCTGCGTGGGAAGGAATCAAGAGCGTTTTCGGTTCTATTGCTGATTGGTTCAAGGACAAATTCTCGAAGGCGTGGCAGGCTGTAAAAGACGTTTTCAGCACAGGTGGCAAAATATTTGATGGGATCAAGGAAGGTATTGTCAGCGCGTTCAAAACGGTTGTAAATGCCATTATTCGCGGAATCAATAAGGTGATCGCAATTCCGTTTGACGCAATCAATTCTGTCCTTGATAAAATCAGAAGCGTTTCCATTTTCGGTTATGAACCGTTTGACTGGATCGGTCAACTGCCTGTTCCGCAGATTCCTGAATTGAAGCGCGGCGGCGTTCTGAAACGTGGACAGGTTGGGCTTCTGGAAGGTAACGGAGCAGAAGCCGTTGTCCCTTTGGAGAATAACAAAAAATGGATTCATTCAACTGCAACTGATCTGCGCAGATCGCTTGCGCAGGAAGGAATTATCGGCGGATCTGGAAGTTCAAATGCTGTTACAAATACGTATAATTTCAATCAGGTGAATAACAGCCCGAAAGCTCTGTCTCGGCTTGAAATTTACCGTCAATCAAGAAATCTGCTTGCGTTACAGGGGGTGTGATTGTGTATTCTCTCATTGTCGAAAATGATTCTGGGGAATGGATGCCGTTCAATGGCAACCGAAATTATGATCTGCTTTCTGTAACCGGTGCAAGCCCACCTTCTGCCGATATCAATACCGCTTCTGTTGTTGGTATGGATGGCACAATTTTCAACAGCGCAAGAGTGAATCAGCGAAATATTGTTCTGACTGTTGCCGTGCATGAACCCATTGAAAGCAACCGGCTGAATCTGTACAACTTTTTTCGGCTCAAAAGGATCGTTACACTGCGATATAAAACGCAGTACAGGGATGTATATATTACAGGATATGTTGAGTCGATCGAGGTCAAAGCATGGTCGAAGTCTCAGGCTGCACAGATATCTATCATCTGCACACAGCCATTCTGGGTCGCAAGCGAAGATACATCCGTAGTGTTCTCTGAGGTCATTGCACTGTTTGAATTCCCTTTTTCCATTCCGTCAGCCGGAATAGAATTTTCAAGGCGGCAAGTTATTCAGTCGCTCATTTTCAACGCAGGAGAAATTGAAGTCGGCGGGATCATAAGATTCACTGCGAAAGCAGATGGTGTGAAAAATCCTGTATTTTTCAATCAGACAACAAACAAGTATTTCGGTGTTGATATCACAATGCAGAATGGCGATATTATTGTTATCAACACGAAATATGGTGAAAAATCCGTTTCTTTGATTCGTTCAGGCACGAAAACAAGTATTCTGAATGATAGGAAATCCGGTTCAACATGGCTCACGTTTGTTCCTGGAAGAAATTTCGTCAGCTTTGATGCTGACGACGAAGGCGCGTCTGATCTCGATGCAATGTTGACTATCACGCAATTGTTCGAGGGGGTATGACGATGCAAGTATATGTGCTTGATTCAAATTATATCCCCGTATATGTGATTGACCAATTCACTTCATTGATCTGGACAAAAAGATATTTCACGTATGGAGATTTCGAGCTGTATATTCCTGCAAGTACCAAAATAAGTGATTATATTTCAGCAGATACATTCTTAGTTCGAGATGATGATTCGTCTGTAATGGTAGTCGAAAAGATTTACTTGCAGACCGATTCCGAAAATGGTGATTTCTTCATTATTTCCGGTCGTTCTCTCGAATCAATTCTTCTGCGCAGAGTGTTCCGGCGGCAGTTTGTATGTAATGACACAACGATAAATGGTGCTGCACAGAGTATGTTTACGGAGTGCCAAACTGGATATTCTGCATCCGATACATCACGTCAAATTCAGGGATTGACCGTTGACACAGATTACGAAATTGAAAAACAAATCAACTGTCAGTTCACAGGTCAGACATTGCTGGATGGTATTATTTCACTGTGCCAGCCTGATGGTGTCGGAATCAAAATGACTGTTTCCGGAACGAGCCTGATTTTGTCATTCTATGAGGGAACGGAAAAACAGGTTGTATTTTCTCCGGAGTTTGACAATATTATTTCATCGGAATACAGCCTTGATTTGTCGGAATATTATAATTGCGCGTATGTCGCCGGTGAAGGAGAAGGAAAGAACAGAAAAATCAACAGTGCGTGGGCTGGATCAATTCTCGAATTTTCTGGACTGGCATTACGTGAAATGTTCGTGGATGCGAGAGACATTTCATCGAACGAAGGGGAGATTGACGAGACTTCATATCGTATAATGCTGGTAGCAAGAGGAAAAGAGAAACTTGCAGAAACGGTCGTAAATCAGGCGTTTGAAGCTGAGATCGAGCCAAGAATCACATACCAGTATAAAACAGACTATGATCTCGGCGACATTGTGACTGTAGAAAACTATTACGGGATTTCAAGAAAATGCCGGATTGTAGAAATCATCGAAAGCTGGGATGATACCGGCTACAAGTACATACCAAAACTTGATGCAGTTCAAGATCAATCGTAAAAGGAGGTTTTTTCATGGCGGTTTCAAGTGGTTATTTCGACAGCGTGAATGGTGACCGAACATATAATGCCGAGCAAATGTCAAACTACTTTGACGGACTTGTTTCAAACGGTGTATATGAAATGATCGGCGAAAAATTCATTGTGACTGTACAAAGTGGGATGACGCTCAATGTCGGCTCTGGTCGCGGCATTATCCAGTGCCACTGGGTCAAAAATGATGCTGTTCAGACAGTCACTCTGGATGCTTCAAACGCACAATATCCTCGTATCGATGTTGTCTGTCTCCGACTTGATATGGATGCACGTTCAATCATCCTGACAAAGAAAACAGGAACACCGGCAGCAACGCCTGTGATGCCTGATATCACGCGCAATGATGAAGTGTACGAACTGTATCTTGCATCGGTTCTTGTTCCTGCTGGTGCTACTACACCGCAAACTATCACTGATCTGCGCCCGTCCTCTCTCTGTGGATGGGTAACGGGCATCATAAAACAGGTCGATACTTCCGATCTTTTCATCCAATGGCAGGAAGCATATACCGAACAATTCTCTCGTTTTGATGCATATATCGAACTGAAAATGCAGCAGTTCAATGAGTGGTTCGAGCATCTTACAGGGCAACTGATTGTTGATACTACAATCAAAAAATATGAACGCAAAACAACCGCAACAGGCGGCGGAAATTCGATTCAGGTCGGCATTCCTGAATATTCTATTGAGTCCGATATTCTGCTTGTTTTCGTTGACGGAAAGTATATTGCCAGCGGATATGACTACGAAACGTATATTATCATTTATGCAGGTCAGAATCTTCCGGCAATCCGGCTTCTCAATGGTGCTGAATTTGAAGGCGGCGAAAAGGTCACATTCGTTGTGCTGAAAGCAAAGGTCGGTGGCAATGTTTCGTCTACAGAGCCGCTGAATGTTATTGCACTTGCGAACTCATTCAATTACACAGCTATCAGAAATATGAACGAAGTGGAGGGTTAAACATGGCAATTTCAAGAGCAACTGTGCAAGGGCGTGAAGGTGTTGCGTCATGGCTGAACGCGAATGCGACCGAGTATTTTGCGTCAGTCACATATAGCAGCTCCGGTTACCAGATCACGGCAAAAGACAGCAGCAACAATACTTTGTTTATCTGGGACGGCAACGGAGTGACTGTCTACAAGTCTGCCACTGTATATGATACTCGTGCGATCGATACCAGGTATAACGGCTATTTTGTATGTGCGAAATGCAATGGCGGAATCATGATCTATCCTGATCCTGCATCAAGTCCTGCGCATACCGATAAAGGATGCATCATCATTACGAAAACTATCAACAATAAGACTGCTATCATCGTAGGCGGCGGCAGCTCTACGCTTTCTACATCCTGTACTTCCGGCATTGTTTCTGCTGCGTGGGGAGATGCTACGGACGCATCAAAAACAATTTCATACTCCGTCACTGCTCAAAATCAGACACAGTTCGTACCATTCACAACATATGCTGTTGCTGATTCTGTCAGTTATACTCCGAATGCGTTTTTCCTTCCGACAACGCAGTACAACACTATCGAGTACGGAAAGATCACTGACGGCTATGCGCTGTATATTACAAACGGCTTTTGGGCTATCAAAGACGTTGCTGCGTAAAGGAGTGCTTGAGGATGAACGAGGTCATACAAGCTATTTCTACAGTCGGTTTTCCGATTGCTTGCTGCTGCTTCCTGCTGTGGCAAAATTCGCGGCAGGATGAATACCATCGGGAGCAGATGGAAAAGCTGCGCGAAACGATCAAAGGCAATACTGATTCCATTACAGAGCTGGGAAAGCTCGTTCAAAAGCTCGCTGACCTTTTGCAGCGCAAAAAGAATGATGATTCGGAGGTGTGAAAAATGTTCAAACCGCGATTGGAGATCCCGGAAAAGGGCAACCCGTACTATACTGCAAAATCTGCTGGAGGGCTCAACCCGTGTGTGCCGAAGCCTTCCGGCTCAAAGCTGAGGTTCGCTAACTGCGTTTTTTATTCTGTCGGACGATTTGCCGAAGTCTGCGGTATCTGGATGAAATCAACGAATGCCGAGAACTTCGTGAACGTGGCGAAGGATATGGGGCTCACCGTTTCGCAGAAGCCGGCACTCGGTGCCATTGCTGTATGGGGCAAAGGGAAGATTGGAGACGGCTCAGACGGTGCTGGACACGTTGCAAATGTGGAAGTGGTGAACACTTCCGGAAGCATTGTCACTTCCGAATCTGGATGGAATTCGTCGAAAGCCTTCTGGACACAGACTCGGAAGAACGACGGAAACTGGGGGCAGAGTTCCTCATACAAGTTTCAGGGCTTCATTCTTCCGCCTGAAAGCTCTATCCGTGTACTGCGAGAAGGTGATCGCGGGGATGATGTGAAGGCTATGCAGCAAGCCCTTGCACAGCGCGGATATCTCCGTAATAGCGAAGTGGATGGGGATTTCGGCATCATCACTCTTGGTGCTGTCCTCTGTTTCCAGTTCAAGTCTGGTCTGGATGTTGACGGGATTGCAGGACCGAAAACGCAAGCAGAGCTTTACTTCTGATATATCACAATTGTGCATCTTGCTACAAAGCAGGATGCACATTTTGTGTATTATGTAGAATTGAAAGAGATAGTACAAAAGTGCTTGACTTTATAGGACAAATGTGCTATAATATACTTGCAAGGGCAAAGGAAATCCGGACAGCGACAAATCCACTGGATTGAGCGCGGAGAGCTGCCCGAACAAGAAATCTGAATGAATGATAGCCGCAAGGCGGGAGGTAGAAACATGTTGTATTTTGATTTGAGTACGATTCATGACGATGTTCTCAACTGGGAACAGACACCGGAAGAGCTGGAAGCATGGACAGAATCCGAAATGAAAAACGAGCTTTTGGACATTTTCGGTACTGACAATGGCATAATTCATGAGGACGGTGAAGAAATCAGCATTGATGATCTGGCAAAGCTGTATACTGAAACAGCGCATGAGATCGCCAAAGAGCTGAAAGCATGAAGAACCGGCAGGGCATCTGCTCTGCCGGTATTCCCGTAGAAAGGTGGTGGAAGGTATGTCGTTACAGGAACAACGGAAGAAAGCTGGATATTCGCAGCAAGGTCTTGCTGATGCTGCACAGATCAGCAGTTGGGTCATCAAGAAGTATGAGATCGGGAAGAGAGATATCAACGGTGCATCTCTGGAAACTCTTTGCAAGCTGTCTATTGCTCTGGGCTGCAAGATCAGCGATATCATAACAGATGATGGTATCAAAAAGATGCTGGACGAATGCATATAAAACAGAAATCCCTGTCAGGCTGGATGATCTGACAGGGATTTTACATTATGCTGAATACGAACGCATGTTCACATTGCACTTTTGTACCATATGTAGAAAATGACGTATATACGTAAAAATGCTTGACATTATAGGACATTTGTGCTATAATATACTTGCAAGGGCAAGGAAAGCTGGACAGCAACAAGCCCGATGGGTTGAGCGCAGCAAGCAAGCCTGAAAGATGAAATTCAACCGAATGAATGGAGGTAGCACCATGAAAAAGTTTACTGCTGTTTTTACAAAGATTGCGTGGTTCAATGGTGGCAAGCACGAATCCACTGTGAGCAGAGAGATTGAAGCAAGAACGATGAAGAGTGCCGAAAGAAAAGCTGCTGAGATGGAAGCATACGGCAAGGCAAGAACATGGTACATTCTGAGAGAAGTCAAGGAAGTATGAAAAAAGACCGGTTGCAACCGACCAAAGCACAACCGATCTTTTTCTGAATGAATGAGCCGAGCAGGGTATCCCGCCGCAACTGCTATGGCTATTATACCACAGCGGCGGGAGAAAGTCAAGAGGTTTGAAATGAAAACAACGAAAAAAGATTCTCTCGAAGAAATCACAAAGAAGCTGGAACAGGGCGTGAAGGAAGTTTTCACCAGCGAACGCTATGCAAAGTACCTTGCTTTCGTGGCTCAGTTCTACGATTACAGCGTGAACAATTCCATTCTGATCTGGGCTCAGATGCCGCACGCAAGTCTGGTTGCAGGATTCAAGGCATGGCAGACGAAGTTCAACCGTACCGTGAAGAAGGGCGAGAAGGGCATTCAGATTTTCGCACCGTGTCCGCACAAGAAGCTGGAAAAGGTCAAGGACGAGAACGGGAACGAGATCGAGAAGGAAATCCACTACACCACCTTCCGTGCTACGTATGTCTTTGATGTATCTCAGACCGAAGGCGAAGACATTCCGAGATACATTGATGATCTCACCGGAGATGTAGAACGCTATGCAGATACGGTGGCAAAGCTGATCGCACTTGCACCGGTTCCGGTTATCTTTGAAAACTTCGACAGCCCTGCGAAAGGTTATTACAGTGATACCGATAAAAAGATCGTTGTGCAGGCGAACATGAGCGAGAAGCAGTCAATCAAAACTCTGGTCCATGAGATCGCGCATTCGATGCTGCACGGTGAGAAAGGAGAACAGAAAGAAGCTGGACGGAGAACGGCAGAGGTTCAGGCAGAGAGCGTTGCGTACACTGTGCTTTCTGCTCTGGGTATTGACACAAGCGACTACAGCTTCGGATATGTTGCAGGATGGTCTGAGGGCAAGGAAGTCAAAGAACTTGTCGAGAGCATGGACGTTATCCGGCAGACTGCAAAAAAGATTCTGGACACGCTGAAAGCTGCATGAAATGGGTCGGGGCTGCTGGAATGGCAGCCCTTTTCCAAAACTGTACAAAGTGAATAAATGGACAGTGGTACATTTGTACCATATGCCGAAAATGCAGAAAATGCGTGATTTCTATTGACATTGTGGTACAAATGTGCTATAATGATATCAAGGAAGGGGAAGGAAAACCCCTACAAACCCAAGAGGAACAAACGGAGGTAAACACCATGATGAATTTCCAAAAAGAACAGTGGTGCAAGGATGCCACCAACGAAGAGCTGCTCAACCAGTTTGAAAAGATCGCATTCATT